CCCTTATCGGGTATCTGTTTCTTTGGTCATCGATTAACAACTGGTGGCACCAACTTTATCCGTTGGGAGAGCAGTATCAAATGTTGTTAACCTAACTACATGAAAATACCGAGTAAGAATAGATTGGCTATGATAGCTTCTCTAGACTTAGACGGAATTACATTAAGTGAGGTCAACTCGATTTGGACCAAGTATGAGACAGGTATCCGTGACTCCGTTAGGAGCCACGGCCCACGTTACACACTAGATCGCTATAAGGCAAGTTATGCATTTCTGCGAAACTTGATCCTTGAGCTTCCTACAAACCCTATTCCGTGATGTAAAGTCGATGATACGGGGATCCCTAAAACCTTATGACCTTTGAGGTCATTCATTAAAGGTGATAGAGTTAACCGTAGACTCGCCCTAACTATCGCGAGATCTTACGAGTTAATAACCCTTCCAATAGATTATTATCCTGAGTCTATCGAGGCACCTGCCCAATACGGGTCTGAGTACCAAGAAACAACAAAGGACTTTAAACTATGGTTGGAGAAATTTACAAGTAAGTACCCGTGGTACTTAGGTTCTTTACAACGCCGAGACGGCTACGAGCCAAGAGTGTTTACAACGTTATCCAAAGGTCCGAACGGACCAGCGGTAAGTTGTTCACACCTTGACGCGAAAGCTGTTGTATCAGACCCAGTCCTGTATACATCCATCAGGAAACTCAATGATGCCCTTGGGCAAAGTTGAATAACCCGGTGAATGGAAAACATGGCTGAGACTGTTACTGGCGAAAATAAATGGATTACCGGAAGGTTAGGCTTCTCAGCCGAACCTGCTGGTAAGACAAGAGTTTTTGCCATCGGAGATTACTGGAGTCAGACCTCGTTAAAGGTTATACAAGATTCCTTGTACAACACCCTAAGGGCAATAAGTACGGACTCAACAGCGGACCAAGATAAGGGGTTTAAATCCCTACTCTTAGACTCAGCTGGAAAGCCTACTTATTGTTTTGATCTCTCAGCAGCCTCAGACAGGATTCCTGCAGAAATGCAGAAATACCGCCTGGAGCTACTTGGAGGCCAAGCCTTAGGTGAGGCCTGACTGTCAGTAATGACGGATCGGACCTTTCTAGTAAAGACCACAGGACGATCTTTGAGATGAGCGGTAGGTCAACCTTTAGGTTTACTATCGTCATTCCCATCCTTCGCACTGTGGCACCACGACATCATACAGTATGCCTATTCACGTGTCCGAGCTAAAGAGGGTTTACCTCTTAAGTTCTTCCACGATTATAGGATACTGGGTGATGATGTGGTAATATTTAATAGAAAGGTAGCCAGTGAATACCAGTTCCTGATGACATCTGTTTTTGCAATAAGCATAAACATGACGAAATCGGTAATCGGTGATTCAAGGAATTCCCAGATAGAGTTTGCCAAAAGGCTCGCTCTAAGGGGGAAAGAAATGTCTTCAATTAAGTATAACATCTTAACCAAGACGAGTATGCAAAGCACACTTGAATTGATTGATTTGTTGTACGAAAGAGACTACATTTCTCCAGATACACGCCACTATGGTGTGTACTCGTTCCTTAGTTCAAGAGAACAAGTACAGTTTAACTTCATGCTTTGGGTTAGATCTCGATGTGAGGCCCCATTCAATTGGGTAACCCCACCTTTGAGTATCGACCGAGAGACTTTTAACGTAAAGTTAAAAGAACTCAGGTCCCAAAAGCTTATGGAGAAAACTGCTTTAATCGATAAATATCTTTGTGAGGCATTGCCTCTCAATGTATATTACGAGAAAAGCTCGCTACCCTATAGTGTAAGGGCACTTGGTTTAGGTGATTACGAGAGTAATAACCTGAAGCTACACCCACTAGTGTGGGCTATAAATCAAACTGGGTTAGACCTTAGCATTGCGCTATCGACAATCTGGGATGAACAAAGTCCAGATGTGGCTCCTGTTGAATACTTACCAATCGTCAGTTCTAAATCATATTTCTATACTCCGCGTAAAGCGTGTACAGAATATGTTTCAAAACTGATTCTTAGTATACTTACTGAGATGAGTAATGATCCCATTCAATAAATAATATCCGTCCAAGTCTCTATGAGACCTAGAACAGGGATAGAATATGTTCTAGTCATACCATGTATGAGCTATTGTAGCGACAATCCCGAAAGG